AAGATGAAAACATTTAAAGAAAGTATCATAGATATACCTAGAAAAACATATGCTAAGGCTGTGTTTGATGACGCTGATACTAACAACCCTAAAATCAAACCTAGTGTTAAAGCATTAATTGATAAACAAATAGAGATGTTTGAAGAAGAATATCCTGTTGTTAAGGTTGGTCTTATTGGTTCTATTCTTACGAAAAGATATAGAGCTGACGCAGATTTAGATTTAAATGTATTGTTTAAAGTACCACAAGATAAGAGAGAAGAAGAAAGAGTTAGACTATCTAAAAAGTATTTGTCGACCACTTCTCCTGATAGTATTCAAGGTAAGAATATACCTGGTACACAACACCCTATTAACTTTTATTTTATTACAGACATCAAAACTTATAATGACCAAGAGAAAAAGGCAGACGCAGTATTTGATATCGAAAACAATAAGTTTATTAAAAGACCAGACGATTTTACCTTTGACAAATCAATATATATAAAAGACTTTGAAAGAAAAGTACAAGAAATAGATGTTGTCAAGGGCGAACTAAAAAGAGATATCATTGACTATGATGAACTAAAAGAATTACAGCCAGACGATATCTTAAACTTACAAGAATTAATTAACAATAAGTTAGAAGAGATTGAAGATAGTATCGAAGACATTATCAAAATTGGTGATGGTGTTGACGCAGAAAGACGAGCTGCATTTGATAAAGATATGTCACCAGATGAAATAAGGCAATACGGTGTGAAAAACAGATTACCTAAAAATGTTATCTATAAGATGTTAGAGAAGTACCACTATCTAAAATTTTATAAGAAATGTAAAAAAATACTAGATGATGGTGAAGTAACAGACGCAGAGATTGATAGTTTAAAAGAGGCAAAAGGTAAATCAATTGCATTTGCTTTTGGTAGATTTAATCCACCTACAATTGGTCACGAAAAACTTATTAACAAAGTTAAATCATTACCTACAAATGATTATAAAATCTTTTTAAGTAGAAGTAATGACCCTAAAAAGAATCCACTATCTCCAAGAGATAAGTTATCTATTATGAAAAAGATGTTTCCTTCTCATGCAAGAAACATTGAAATTAACCAGACTAATATGGTACTAGACATTGCTACAATGTTATATAAAAAAGGTTACTCAGATGTAACTATGGTTGCTGGTTCAGATAGAGTTAGAGAATTTGAAAACATATTAACAAAGTATAATGGTGTATCATCAAGACATGGTATGTATGACTTTGAAAGTATTAAAGTGGTGTCTGCTGGTGAAAGGGATCCTGACGCAGAGGGAGCCTCAGGTATGAGTGCAAGTAAGATGAGAGCTGCAGCTGCCAAAGGTGATATAAAAAGTTTTGAAAAAGGTTTACCAAGAGGTGTTGACGCAGACGGTATTATGACACAAGTTAGAACAGGTATGAACTTAGCTGCTAGTTACATGTACATGAGAAATTTAAATCCAGTTGTTAGTTTAGAACAATTTGAACAACAACAGATTAGAGACCTCTATATCAGAGACCAAATTTTTAATATTGGTGACACAGTAGATTACATCAAAGAAGACCTACAAGGTAAAGTTGTAAGAAAAGGCACCAATTTTATTGTCGTAGAAGACACTAAAAATAATTTGCATAAAGCCTGGATATGGGATTGTATTCCTGTATCAACAACAAATAGAGAGGCTGAGATGAGAGAACATAACTTAAATGTTGATTATGGATTTGAAGCTGTATCTGAGATAAAAGAAGACATGGATGCTCAACCTCAGGACAAAGATGTGAAGAAGAAAGACGGTACACAGCCTAAAAAATACTATAAACAGTTATCAAAAGATGTAAAAAATAAAAGAGCTGATTACTTTAAGAACAAAGATACTACAAAGAACGATAACAAACCAGCACCAGGTGATAAGGATGCCAAGACTAAACCAAGTATTCATACTAAGAAATACAAACAAATGTATGGTGAAGTCTATGAAATAGGTACACCAGAGTACACAAAACACACGGTAGACATGACACCAGGTCAGGTAAACCCTATTAAAAAAGTAAAAGGTTTCTTAGATAGAGAGAAAGAAACACCATCTGAGAAAGATATTAAAGAATGGGCATCTACAGAGTCCACAATGAATAAATATAGAGAAAGATATAAAGAAGAATGGAAGGCAAAACTACAAGAAGTGGTTGCCAAAATGATAGAGAAACTATAATGAAATCTTTTAAAGAGTACGAAAATATTGATGAGTCTTGCGAAGAATGTATCTTTGAGCATGAAGTTGAAGGCATTTATGAGTCAGAATATCAAGGTAAAAAAGTAAAATTAAACGACCCTATACGAGGTGGTAGTAAAAAGTTTTATGTTTATGTTAAAAACGAAGCAGGTAAAGTTATTAAAGTTTCGTTTGGCGACACAACTGGATTAAGTATTAAGAGAGATGACCCAGCTCGAAGAAAATCTTTTAGAGCGAGGCACAATTGTGATAATCCAGGACCAAAAACAAAAGCTAGATATTGGAGTTGTTATCAATGGAGAGCGGGAGCAAAGGTAAATAACTAATGACAAACTATAGACAAACAATGGCTGACGCTTATGGGCAGGTCAAATTAAATGAAGAAGCTAACGACTTCGGGTTAAGTGGAACCATAACAGACACACAATTAGCAAATTTAAAAAAAGTGTGGGCAACTAAAAGCAAAAAAGATATAACACCTGGTATTAAATCTATGATTGCTAAAATGGATGTTCCTACACAAGTAGCAGTTAAACATGCAAAAATTAATGTAATTTCAGATTTAATTGAAGCAACCGAAGACCATGAAGTATCTATGGCTATTGGTCAATTAAAAACTATTTCACAGTATGCTTCTAAATTACAATCTATTTTACAATCAAAAGGTGACGATTACAATATAGAGGCTTGGGTACAATCTAAAATTACCTCTGCTGAAGATTATATGAATAGTGTTGGTCATTATATGGAAAATAATCCAGATGTAAATGAACAGTTAGAAGAAAACTTTAGTGCTTCTCAAATTGCTAGACTTAAAAAAGAATACGAAGTGATGAGAGGTAAAAAGATTTCAATTGCAAATGCTAACAAACTATCACAAATGTTTAAAAATATTCCAGATAGTGGTCTTGTAGATATTTTCAAGGCAGATATTCCTTTCTTATCAGTCATGGCAATGACCAAAATGATTCAAAAGAATATACCTAGACCAGCTGGTGTAAAATTAAGACTAGAAGAAGTAGAAATACTAGACGAAGCTACACAGAATGAAATAGAAATTACAGAGGGTAAAATAGACGGAAAGAAATTTGATAGTTTGAAAAAAGGCGATACAATGACTATCACTTATAATTCAACAATGTCTGGTACTACTGTTAAAAAATTTGTAGTTAAGAACAAGACTAGAAGTGCAAAGTACAATACAGATAAAGTCAAATTAGAAATTGAAGGTAAACCAGGAACAAGTCCTTTCTATCTATACAAAAGAAAAAATGGTGATGTATCATTTGCTCAAGGTGATATGGCAGCTACAGTAGTTGCAGTTAAAGAACAACTTGCTGAAGGTAGAATGTCTGACATAGACCAAATGCAAAAAGATGGTAAGTCGGCAGCTGAGATTGCTAAGTTAATGAAACTAGATGTTAAAACTGTTAAGAGTATTTTAGGTGAAGTAAACGAAGAAGAGTTACATGAATTCAAAAAGATGACCGTATCTTTTAATTCACATGCTGATATGTCAAAGGCTTCAACTGATTTAGCTAAAAAAGGTTTTACTATTACTGGTAATCAAAAGGCTTTAAAGATAGATGGTAACGGTGCAGACCTTAATAAGTATGCTACTGACCTTAAAAACTTTTATGGTGCAACAGTAAGAGCAGAGAATTATACAATAGATGAAAGCGCTGACGAAGATAATTATGACCCTATTACAGAGGCATGTTGGGTAGGTTGGACGCAAAAAGGTATGAAGAAAAAAGGTGACCGAATGGTGCCTAATTGTGTAAAAGAAGAAATTTCAGAAGCTAAAGAAAAAGAAGACGATTCAGAAAAACAACCATCAGTAAAAGAAAAGACAGATGACTCTGAAAAATTAAAAGGTGATATTCAAAAAAAAGATGCTGAGATTGCACAGTTAAAACAAAAATCAGAAACAGATAAAACAAAAGCTGTAGCAAAAGATACCAAGAAAATGGTAAATCCTGAAACAGGTGAACCATTACTACAAGTTGGTATTGCATACAAACATCTTAGAGATAAGGTGGCAAAAGAAAAAGAAAAAGAAGAAGTTAAAGAAGACACTTCAAAGTTTACATCACAACAAATTAAAATGGCATATGGTGTTGCAAACGATAAACGATACAAAGCTGGTAATTATTCTGGTGCTGTAGCAGCAATTGAAAAGATTGCAAAAGGTTTATCATTACATCCAGATGTTCAGAATGTTCTTAAAAGAACTAACGAAGATGTACAAGAGATGGCTAAAGATAAAGCATATGCAATTGGTATGTCAACTGCTAAAAAGAAATATAATGATGAGCCACCTCTTGATAAGAAAACTATTAAGAAGGCACATGAAATCGGAGATAAATTATCAAAGATGAAAAACGAAGACCACCCAGCTAAAAAGATGTTTGAGCAAATTGAAGGTCTGAAAAATAAAGCTGAAAAATCTGGAATGCCATATGGTATTCTAAAACAAGTTTACGATAGAGGCATGGCTGCATGGAGAGGTGGACACCGACCAGGTACTACACAGCAACAATGGGCTTTTGCTAGAGTAAATTCATTCATAACAAAATCCTCTGGAACATGGGGCGGTGCAGATAAAGACTTAGCTGCTAAGGTAAAAGGAAACTAAAATGTCAAATTATTTAACACACAAACCAGGTTCACTAGAAGAAGTTGTAGCAAAAGCAACTCAACTAGAGTCTGGATATCAAGATAAATTTAAAAAAGAATTAGAAAAAACAGGTAGAGGCATTGGTTCAATGACACCTAAAGAAAAGTCAGCTTTCTTTAATAAGATTGACAAAATGCACAAGGCTAAAAACGAAGAAGACGCTTACGATAAAGATGATGAGAAGCCAAAGTCTAAACCTAAAAAAGAAGGTCTTGAAACTGTAGTGCCACCTAAAAATAAAGAAGAAGATGAGAAAGACTTGAAAAGAAAAACTACTATGACAGGTGACAAACCTACGGAAATAGACACAAAACCTCAAATAAAATACTAGCTGCGACAGAAAGGTGACCTTTTTCGCTTGCCTTATGTGTAACAATGTGTTATAATAAGACATAATAAAAAAGGATACACTATGAAAAATTTACCAAGAATATACCTCGATATGGATGGCGTACTCTTTGACTTTGTGAAGAACATTGAACAGACCACAGGTCTTACAATTAATCAATGGACTAAACTCGGAAGAAAAGAGAGATGGGATCCAATCATTGCAAACAAGAAGTTTTGGTCTGACGGACCATGGTTGAATGAAGGAAAGAAACTATTTTCTTTCGTTAAGAAATATCAACCACACATTCTAAGTGCATATGTAGAACATGCATTTGACCCTAATTGCATTCCAGGCAAGAAGAAATGGGCTATGAAAAATACTGGAATACCTAGTAACAAAATCAATCTTGTAATGAGAAGTCAGAAAAAGAACTATGCAACGCCTGGTTCTATACTGATTGATGATTATGAAAAGAATACTGCTGAATTTAATAAAGCAGGTGGTACAGGTATCACATTCAAAACAGCCTCTCAAACTATCGCCGAGTTGAAAAAACTAGGTTTCTAATCATTCCTCCTTATAAATAGTGGTACTATATTAAGAATTGAGTACCGATTATTTAACTAAAAGGGAGAGAATAATATGTCAATGCAAACATCAGCTGATAGCGCCGCTGGAGCACCTTTATGGGCTGTAGCCGCAATCAGAAAAGAAACATCTTCAGCAAATAGAACAGATTTGTTTGAAGACGCAACAGCAGATAATTTTATTACAGGCCAAACTATTGGTCTTTTCAACTACGCAGATGGTGAAGTCGCAGACGGAGCTGCTCATGCAGGTTGGAACTTGAAAATTACAGGTTCAGGCGGTAGAGCAGGTAGAGTACAACACGAAACTCTATCAGTATTAACTAACGCTGCTTAATACCACTTTTAGAGGTGGCTCAGAAATGGGTCACCTCTATTTGTATAAATAATATAAACAAAGTGATGTAGGAATTTACCTACAGTAGAATTCCCCATATGGGGTTAACAGG